ACTACAGCATTCGATTTATCGATTGATGATATCGTAGAAGAAGCATACGAAAGATGTGGCCTTTCAACAAATTCAGGTTATGATTTAAAAAAAGCAAGACGTGGTTTAAATGTTTTGTTTTCAGAATGGGGAAACAGAGGTGTTCATCTCTGGAAAGTTGAAAAACAAGTTCAAGCGTTAACTGCTGGTACAGCAACTTATACTACACCAACTTCAACTAATGATGTGTTAGAAGCGTATGTTTCTACAGCTTCTGCTCCTGGAACCAACGTTACCGATCTTACTTTATCTAAAATAGATAGATCTACATACGCAGCTTTACCAAATAAAGGTGCTCAAGGTCAGCCATCACAATATTATGTAGATAGACAAACAACACCTACTATTACTTTGTATTTAACACCTGATGCATCCACTTATACTCATCTTTGTTACTACACATTAAATAGAATTGAAGATGCAGGAGCATACACTAATAATCCTGACATACCTTTTAGATTTTTACCATGTATGATTTCTGGATTAGCATTTTATTTATCTCTTAAATATGCACCTGAAAGAACTCAAGCGTTAAAATTATATTACGAAGATGAATTAAAAAGAGCACTTGATGAAGATGGTCAAAGAACTTCTGTGTTTATATCACCAGCTAATTATTATCCAACGAGGAACTAATGGGAAGATTTGCAAAAGGTAAAAATTCACAAGCTATATCAGATCGATCAGGTCAGGCTTTTCCTTATTCTGAAATGGTAAAAGAATGGAATGGTTCTATTGTGCATATTTCAGAATTTGAACCTAAACACCCTCAACTTACACCCAAGGTGTATGGTTCCGATCCACAAGCTTTATTAGATGCAAGACCTCAACATCCTGATACAACATCAAGTTTTACTTTGTACATAAATAATAACCCTGATAATTTACCACAATTTAACAGCTTCAGCATGCTTCCCTCTTCAAGTGATAATATTATTGGAACTCCATTAACAAGCTTTTCTGCAGAAACTACAATTGGAAGCGTAACAGTGAGTATTACATAATGGCTATAACTTATTCAGATTTTCAAACACAAATCAGAGCTTACACAGAAGTAGACAGTAATGTTTTAAGTGATACTCTTATTGATCAATTTATTAGAAACACAGAATTAGATATTGCTGGCAAAGTAGATTATGATGATATTAGAAAATATGCTACATCTTCATTTACAGCAAACAAGAGATATTTAGTAACACCTGCTGAATTTCTTATAATTCGTTCTCTTCAAGTTTTTGCTGATACCACTAACACCTCAGCACGGACTTTTATGGAAAAAAGGGATACCAGTTTTATTACAGAGTTTAATGGCTCAGGAGCTACAGGACAGCCTAAATACTATGCAAATTGGGATGATAATACTATTGTGGTGGCTCCAACACCAGACATAAATTATGCGGTTCAATTAAATTATATCATTGACCCCCCTCATTTTACATCAACAAATACAACGTACCTTTCAACCTATCAAGAATCCATGCTTCTTCATGGGGTGCTTGTTGAGGCTTTTTCTTTCTTGAAGGGGCCAATGGATATGTACAATCTGTATAAAAACATGTATAATGAAGAAATAAACTCTTTTGTTCTTCAACAAACAGGTAGAAGAAGAAGAGCTGAATATGATGATGGTGTTCCAAGAATAAAAATAGCGTCACCATCACCTTAATATAGGAGCAAAAAATTATGGCAATAACAACTAACGCGATAGCAAATTCTTTCAAAAAAGAATTGTTAGAAGCAAAACACAACTTTACACAAACATCAGGAGATCAATTTAAACTTGCTCTCTACACTAGCTCAGCAACTTTAGGTAAATCTACAACTTCATTTACTACTGATAATCAAGTACCAGCGACAGGTCAGTATGTAAGTGGTGGAGGAAAATTAGCTGTAGGATCACAACAAACATCAGTAGCATCAAGTGTTGCTATTGTTGATTTTGCTGATAGATCTTTTACAGGAGTTACTTTGACTGCTAGAGGTGCATTGATTTATAACACATCGAATTCTAATACAGCAGTTGCAGTTTTAGATTTTGGAGGGGACAAAACAGCTACAGCTGGAACTTTTACAATTCAGTTTCCTGCATTCACTACAAGTGCTGCTATACTTAGAATAAGTTAGGAGATTAAATGGCGTTTGTGATAAACGATAGGGTAAAGGAAACTACTACCACTACCGGTCAAGGAACTTTGAATCTTGACGGAGCATCTCAAGATTTTATTTCTTTTGTTGCAGGAGTAGGAACCACTAATTCAACATTTTACGCTATTGTTAATACAGGAACAGGAGAATTTGAAGTAGGTATTGGTACAGTAACTGATGCCGCTCCTGATACACTTTCAAGAGACACTGTGTTATCAAACTCAGCAGGTAATACTTCAAAAATAGATTTTGCTGCAGGAACAAAAGATGTATTTTGTACTGTACCAGCAAATAGAACGCCCTCGCCTGGAATGGCTGCACAAGATTTTGTAATGAATCAAGCATCAACTATTTCACAAGATCAAACTTTTGATTCAGGAGTTTTAGCAGGACCTGTAACAATTACAGGAACACAAACAATAACAGGAACATTAGTAGTAATTTAATGAGTAAAATAGAAGTAAACACAGTCGAACCACAATGCGGAACTACCTTAACACTAGGTGCTTCTGGTGATACGGTAACTTTAGGAAGTGGTGCTAGCCAATCAGGTTTTGGTAGAACAGGAACTGTAGATTGGCAGACAGGATCTATTAAGACAGCTACATTTACAGCTGCCAATGGTGAAGGTTATTTTGCAAACACTTCAGGTGGAGCTTTTAATATGAATCTACCAGCAGGTTCTGCTGGAGCAATTGTATCAGTTGTAGATTACACAAATACTTTTCAAACAAATAATTTAACAATTGTGCCAAATGGATCAGATAAGATAGGAGGTACAAATGCTAATGCAACTTTAAGTACAGAAGGTCAATCAGTAACTTTTGTTTATGTAGATGGTACAGAAGGTTGGAAAAATGTTCAAGATTCAACAAGTAATGTTATAGGTGCTTTACCTTATCCTACAGCAACAGGTGGAACAGAAACTACTTGTGGAGATTTTAAAATTCATACATTTACAGGACCAGGAACTTTTACAGTTACAGCATCAGGAACACCTCTAGGTAATGATGTATTTGAGTATATAGTAGTAGCAGGAGGAGGTTCAGGATCAACTTCTTATGGAGGTGGAGGAGCAGGAGGATTTAGATTTGCATCACCTTCTTTATCACCCGCGACTTATCCTGGAAAACCTTTAGCAGCTCCTGCTGGTTTAACACTTCCAGAAACGGCATATCCAATAACAGTTGGAGGCGGTGCTACGTCAAGTGTAAGTAGTCCAGGTGAAAGAGGTAGTAATTCAGTTTTTAGCACTATAACATCTACAGGTGGGGGTGGTGGAAATAATAGTGGAGGAGCAGAACCTAAAACTCCAGGTGGTTCTGGCGGTGGTGGAGGTGCTACAGGTTCTCCATCAACAAAAGGTAGTGGTAATACCCCTCCTGTTAGTCCTCCTCAAGGTCAAGATGGTGGAGAAGGTTTAAATGTGCCTGGTGTATGTAATACAGGTGGTGGAGGTGGTGGAGCTATTGTAGCAGGAACAGCTGGAGCAAGTCCATATTTAGGAGGACCAGGTGGAGATGGTGCTGGTATTCCAACAGCTTTTGGTTCAAATGGTGTACCTTGTGGTTCATTTAGATATTATTCTGGAGGCGGTGGAGCTGCATCTCCAGGAGGAAATACCTCTAAAGGTAAAGGTGGAAAAGGTGGTGGAGGTAATGGAAAAAACCCTGCCGATACACCATCTTCAACTGCAGGAACAACAAACTCTGGTGGTGGTGGAGGCGGTGGAAATTCAGGTCCTGGTCCAGCTCCATTAGGTGCAGCTGGCGGATCAGGAATAGTAATAATAAGGTATAAATATCAATAATTATGACAAGTACAATTAAAGTAAACAACATACAAAATCAATGCGGAGCTAACATTATTAATGAAAGCTCTAACACAATAACTATTGGTGCAAGTGGCGATACTATTGCTTTAGCATCAGGTGCATCACAAACAGGATTCGGTAGAACAGGAACAGTAGATTGGCAAACAGGATCTATTAAAACTGCCACATTCACAGCGGCTAATGGCGAAGGTTATTTTTGCAACACAACATCTGGTGGTTTTACAGTAAACCTACCTGCAGGTTCTGCTGGAGCAATAGTATCTCTACAAGATTATAATAATACTTTTGATACAAATGGTTTAATAGTTACACCAAATGGTTCAGAAAAAATAAATGGTGGTCCAGGTTCAGTTACTTTAGGTACAGAAGGTGAGGGAATAA